ATTAGATGCTTGATCTGATACATTTCTACCTGGATCCGATGGATAAATGAAATCATATAATTTCATGGAACTAGCAATTGTCGCTATAATTAATGGAACATATAATGTGATTGATAACAAATTCTTAATAACTTTATCTTGATAACCAGATCTAGTCATATTATATTATCAAGTTATTTAAAAATATGAAAGAATCTAATTAATTCAAAGTATAATTAATTAGATATTACAAATTACTTTGCATTGTTTTGGTCGCATGACATTCGGTGCACAGAGCAACCAAATTTGAAACATGATTGGATCCACCATATCTTAAATCTACTTTATGGTCAACTTGAAAAGTGGCTTTAAGTTGTTCTTCACAATGTTTGCATCTCCATTCTTGTTGTGCTGCTACATATTTTTTTTTCGTTTCGCTAACCGATCTTTTAGATGAATTACCGCCAGAGTTTAACATCCTTTTCATTTGTGGAGTAACTGCGTTATTGACGCCAGTATTTCTACTCATTTCATCCATATCATTTTTAACACTTGCGAAATCAAAAAGAGGAGTTAACATATCTGTAGTGTTTTTATCAATCGGCATATATCGTATAATATTATTTGCGTGTTTAAACATTCCTTTCGAACCTTCTGGATTCTTTTTAATGAATAGAAATAATGAAAGACCTACAAATGCGTATGTTGCCATTTGTATGTATTTTTTATTTATATGAAACATTTTTGTATATTTACCATCATAATATGTATTTATGACTAAAAATGTCGATATTGCTATGATAAGTAGTCCTATTCTCATTATATTTTATGCAGATAATTATTTTGATGACTTCTTAAGAAGATATAAAATAAGTAAAATAATAAATAATACTGTACCAATCATAATATACTGTTTTCGTGATTTATATTTTTCTTTATTTAATACTTCTTTTGGTTTGTATGCATCGTAATATTTTTCTAAACTATCAAAAAAATCGTGTTGTTTCCAATCTAGTTTTTCATGCAACTTATTAATTATAAAATGTACCCATTTCATAAATGATTCGCGTGATCCTAAATACGGGGTTACTGGATATTTATCTAACATCTTTGCAAATTCGTTACCAATAGGTTTTTGGGGTATAAAAAGTGGCAAATTTTGTATTGTATCATAATATTTTTTGATAGTTACATCGTTTGGGTGTTGTGGGTACATAATTGATATGGTCTGTAATGTGAATTCAAAATGAGGCATCCATATCTCCGGATCTAGAGGCATTATATATGAAATAGACATAAAAACTACTATTTATAAACATATAACAATATGCATCGACAAAAAACATATAATTTTTGTAATAATTGCTCAAACCAAGGACATTTATTTAATCAATGCAAAATGCCTATTACTAGTATAGGGATAGTTGCTTTTAAGAAAGAACAAACTAATCTAAAATATTTAATGATTTGTAGAAAGGATAGTTTAGGCTATATAGAATTTTTAAGAGGTAAATACCCTTTATATAACAAAGAATATATCCAAACATTGATTGATGAAATGACCGTTACTGAAAAGGAAAATATAATATCAAATAATTTTGAAGAATTATGGAAGAGTTTATGGGGGGATTTTATTGGAATTCAATATAGGAGTGAGGAAAAGCATGCAAAGGATAAATTTACCCAAATTCAAAGAGGAATTCAAATTTATAGTGAAGGTAATTATGATCTTACAAGTTTAGTTAAAGAAAGTAAGACGCAATGGACCACTCCTGAATGGGGATTTCCAAAAGGTCGAAGAAATTATCAAGAAACGGATATAACATGCGCGTATAGAGAATTTAATGAGGAAACTGGATACATGAAGGAGGATTTGGATATGATTACAAATATTCAACCATTTGAAGAAATATTTATTGGATCAAATTATAAATCGTATAAGAATAAATACTACGTGGCTAAACTTATATCAGGGGGTGATGTTAGTACGAGCTTTCAAAAAAGCGAGGTTAGCGATATGAAATGGTTAACTTTAGATGAATGTCTATCTACAATTCGACCTTATAATTTAGAAAAAATACAGGTTATAAAAGATATCAATAATGTTTTAGAAAGATATAGATTAATCTCATAATATATTAACTAATGTCATCAAGAAAAAAAAGTGATTTGAAGAATCTAAAGATTTCAAAGAAGAAACGTAAAATTAGAGTAAAAAAGAAAGCTAAAATTGTAAAAACTTGCGATCAACTTAAAGATGATTTTAAAGATATAAAAAGTATTGATATGAGTGATGGGAATCAATTAGAACTTCTTAAATGCATATCAAATGATAACAGAGGGCAATTACAAAATAATCCCAAAAAATATTCATATTTGTATCCATACCAGGATGATCCAAATTTTAATGTTAAAATTGCCACAAAGAAGGAATTTTATGATAATCGGTATGAAGAAAAAACACGAGAAGAGTTTGATAATATTAAGGAAGTCGCTCAAAAATTATGCGATAATACTGAATTTGAATTAGATCCTCATCAAATGTTTGTACGAAATTATATGTCATTTCAAACTCCCTATAATGGATTATTATTATTCCATGGTTTAGGTACGGGAAAAACATGTTCATCTATTTCAGTATGCGAAGAAATGCGTACCTACTTGAAGCAATTGGGAATAACTAAAAGAATAATTATTGTGGCATCTCCTGCAGTTCAGGAAAATTTTAAAATACAGCTTTTTGATGAAAGAAAATTAAAAGAAGTCGACGGGTTATGGAATATTAAAGCGTGCACTGGTAATAAATTTATTAAAGAAATCAACCCTATGAACATGAAAGGGCTTACAAGGCATAGAGTTGTAAGACAGGTTAAACGAATTATATCACAGTCATATCATTTTCAAGGTTATATCGAATTTTCAAATTATATATCCAGAGTTATGCAAAAAACTATAGGTAAGAAAGATGGTCCCGATTTGATTAAAAGAAAACAGCAACGATCTCTACAAAGAGAATTTTCAAATCGTATGTTAGTGATTGATGAGGTTCATAATTTACGAATTACCGGAGAAGGAACTATTAAACCTAGTTCGGAAAATCTTTTAACGCTGGTTACAAATGCTAGCAATTTAAAGTTATTATTATTATCTGCTACCCCTATGTTCAACGATTACCAAGAAATTATATGGTTACTTAATTTATTAAATTTGAATGATAAAAGATACCCAGTTACAATAAGAGAAATTTTTGACTCAAACGGTGCATTTGTTCAAAATGTAGAAGGGGTTGAGATTGGGAAAGAGTTATTAATTCAGAAAATGATGGGATATATTTCATATGTTAGAGGAAATAATCCATTTACGTTTCCTTATAGTGTATATCCTTTTGAAGCTGGAAATCCTACGTCATATTTAAAAATGTTACAAAATAAATCTTGGTCTTATCCGAATAAACAACTCAACGGAAAGGTCATTATCGACCCCATACAAGTATTAGATTTATCAATTACAACTATAGGTAGTTATCAAAAAAGAGGGTATGACTTTGTTTTAGATTCTCTCCGAAAAGATCCACGTAATAACCTTAATAATCCAAATAAAGGGTTGCTTTTTACATTATTGGAACCCCCGTTACAAGCTCTTAACATGATATATCCACATTATGAATTAGATAATGAAGATGCTGGAGATGACCTATACCAATATTTATATGGGAAAAAAGGGTTGGATAGAACGATGTTTTATGATGAAAAGGACAAATCAAATTTTAGATATAAAGATATAACCTTGGAACATTTCGGACGAATTTTTTCACCTCTAGAAATTGGAAAATATAGTGCAAAAATAGCCGCGATCTGTGAGTCTATTAGAAAATCAAAGGGTATTATTTTTGTATATTCGCAATATATTGATGGAGGCGGTGTTCCTTTTGCGTTAGCCTTGGAAGAAATGGGGATTACAAGATATGGAGGTAGATCATTATTTAAAACCGCTCCTACTAAACCAATAGATGCCTTAACATTAAAATCAGAAGAGGTTAGGTTTCCAGCAAAGTATATTATGATAACTGGCGATAAAAATTTGACCCCTGATGTAAAAACCGAATTAAAGGCTATCACGAGTGTAAATAATATCAACGGGGAGATGATAAAAGTTGTTATTGTTTCAAGGGCTGGCTCAGAGGGTTTGGACTTTAAAAATATAAGACAGACGCATATCTTAGATCCGTGGTATAATTTAAACAGACAAGAACAGATTATAGGGAGATCAGTTAGGAATTTTTCCCATTGCGCATTACCTTTTGAGGAAAGAAATGTGGAGATTTATTTATATGGTACGAAGTTGGATAACGGTATTGAGTCGGCCGATATGTATATTTATAGATTAGCGGAGAGAAAGGCAA